TACTTATCAATTGCATCCAAAACAATCTGCATATTTGGCTCTATATAATCCTCTTCGAAGCATCCTTCTGGAGTTTTGCATGAGTCTTGTCCCTTAGAATGCACTTGGAATTTATAGGTTATGTCATCGCCATCAATTAACTTGACTGCATAAATAACATAATTAAATAATCCATCAAGACTTCCCTTAGAACTTAACATCTTGCCTGTGGTGAAAAGTCTGTATATAGGATCTATATCACTACCTGCATTCTCAATATGAGATACGAAAATGACGGTTAAGTCATCTCGTAGAGTTTCTGCCTGGTGAATCAGATCAAAGTAGCTTTTAGCTATGTCAGTAAACTTGTCGTAACCCTTTTCCTTTGCTTTTTCAAAGGTGTCATAAGTTAATAGATAATTTGCATCATCTATTACTAAGACCTTTACATGAGGCATTTTCTTGTCTACAACTTTTAGTATTTGGCTAACTTTGTCAAATTTATTGCTATAATACCAATTTCCTTGGTAATTACCGTCAGTTACCGTAAGTTTCTTATAATTCTTACGGAAGCCGGGGAAAGTTAATTGCTTTGGAGTACAAGATATGATGAAAGTACTCGTTGGATCTAGATATTTCAAACTTGAAGACTTACCATTACCAGTAAATCCAGCAAGAGCAATTGGTCTACTCATAAAGTTACTGTATTATTACGATTTGTTACTGTTGGTGTATCTGTCAGTTCCCAAGATGGGTCCTTATACTTTTCGTAATCTACAATTTTATCTGCCTTAGGCAGTTCTTTATAAATGGAACAATCACCGTAGAAACCTAATCCTATAACAATGTCGGAGGTTCCAAATCGGGATTTTAATAAAATACAAGATACAAAGTTTTGACCTAAGGCTTTTATGTCATAACCGCGGTAGTTTCCTAGTTTAAACTTTAATGGACTATGTAATACCATAACTACCTGTGAATCCTCATAAACTGCGCCAGTATCTTTCAAGTCAGTTTCAGTAGGCTCTTGTAGGCCTTGCTTAAGTCTTTCTTGATTACTGGAATCTCTATTGAATTGCATAACCATTATAGGAGAAACGATTTTGCATTTATTTCGATATATAACAGCATAACTTGAGACTAAATCCATTTCTTCCTTCTTACTTCTGCCATTGCTAGCCCTAGTTAAACTAAGGTGATCTACCATTACAGAAATAATTTGATGTGGATTAAATGGGTCATAGTCCTCGCCATTAAATGTACCGAACTTCTTCAAATCAAGATTAAGACAGTTCTTAAATTTCTCTGCATTAAATGAACCATCGTGAAAGATTATACGTTCATCGAGCAAATCAATAAAAGATTCACATTGTTTTAGTAATTCATAATGACTATCGGATAACATACTATCACGTCCTCTACTGAACATTTCCTTAAACTTTATTTGTTCAGCAAACTCTTCGTAGATATACATAGAGACAAGCTTTGCATAAATCTGCTCAGGTGTCATCTCTAAGTTAAACATGATGAAATAAGGATCTCTTTCTTTCTTGGCAGGATCCTCTGTATGTAACCAATCCATTAAAGGGCGGTAAATGCAAGAATAGAGCATAAAGGTAGACTTACCTACACCTGATCTTGCTGCAATTAAATAGGATGTTCCTGGCATAAAGCCATCCATATAACTTTCTAATTTAGGAAGTCCCATGGATAATCCTATATTACCACCTTTTCTACCTTCTTCGATTAATTCAAAGAAGCGATTTTTGATCATATAGAAGTCATGGTATCAAATGTGATAGCATTACTTCCATCTCTGTGGTCTCGTATATTGTTCCACATTTTACTTATAACGAAATCAGCAATATTCATATTCAATCCAAAATGATCATTGTCCTTAGACCACTGGATTAATTCAAGAACTTCCTTGTGTTTAGCAAGAGACCACCCAATGGCTTTGCCATAAGCGAAGAAGAATTCATCTTCACTCTTAAACTTCTTAGCAAAGTTGCGCATAGGCCATACGGTTCCTTGAATAATTGCTTCATTTGGATAGGCATCAAATAATTCCTGTCCAAGTTCTCCTGAAGTCTTACGATAAAACTTCAAG